ATGGGGGTATGGCTCTGGGAGGGGTTTGTGGCACGACCAATCACGCCGTTGACGGATATGCGCTGCCGTCAGGCAAAATATAATAGCGAAGGTGGCGGGAACAAGCTTTTTGATGGTGGCGGGCTGTACCTTGAGCTGATGGCCAGCGGCACAAAAAAATGGCGCATGAAGTATCGGCAAGCCAATCGTAAAGAGAATCTGCTTACGTTTGGTGATTACCCGGCCGTTTCATTGAGTGAGGTCAGGGCAGAGCGTGATAAAGCGAAAGCCTATCTTGCCGAAGGCAAAGATCCCGCCATAGAACGAGAGATATCCAAGCAGGCCAACATCCAGGCGCAAGGCGAGACACTTGAGGTCATAGCCAAAGAATGGCTGGCAATGCAGCAGTCGAGATGGAGCGAGGGGTACTACGACCGTATAAGTAATGCGCTAAAGGCGAATATCTTCCCTACGCTCGGCCCTTTGCCGGTGGGCCGGATATCTGGTCAATTAATCCTCAGGGAAGTGCAGAAGGTCGAACAACGCGGTGCATTAGAGATGGCCAGCCGAGTTCTTGATTCTGTGAATATGGTGATGGGCTATGCAGTCGGTACGGGCCGGATTAAGGCTAATCCTGCCGACGGCCTGAAACAGTTCCTACAAGACAGGCCGCCAGTCCAGCATTTTCCGCATGTGGGTGTGGCGGACATCCCTGAAATGTTGCAGAGGATCGATAATTATCATGGCCGACCCGAGACGATATATGCAACCAAGCTGATGGTCCACACGTTTCCGCGCACCTCCGAACTGATATGGGCAGAATGGCCAGAATTTGACCTGGACGGCGCAATTTGGATCATCCCTTCGACGCGGATGAAGGGGCGCATCATGGCCAAGTTACATGGCCCAGTCCACGTTATACCGCTGGCTAGCCAGATGGTTGAAATGCTCCGCGATTTAAAATCACTGAATGGTCGTTACAAATACTTGTTTCCCGGTGAGCGCAACCCTGGCACACGCCCAATCTCGACTGAAACGATCAATAAAGCACTCAAGATTATGGGCTATGGGGGCGAGCAGACTGGGCATGGTTTTCGTGGCCTGGCCTCGACCATCATGAATGAATCAGGACGGTTTCGAGCGGAGGCCATTGATGCCCAGTTATCACACAAAAAGAAGGACGAAGTTGAAGCTGCGTATAACCATGCCGTGTACTTCAACGAGCGGGTGAAAATAATGCAGTGGTGGGCCGACTTCCTCCAAGAGAAGCGCGGTCAGGCTGATCAATCTACTTCGTTATAACCATTCGGATCTTGAAGCCATTTCAAGACGTCTGCCCCACGCCATACAGTACAGCGCACGCCGATGCGGATGGATTGAGGAGCTTGTTTGGCAAGCATGCGTTGGCGCCAAGTTTCGCGCGAAACCGGCAGCAATTTGGCTATTTCGGTCCAGCGATATAAACCTTCCGGGGCAAGCGGCGTAGATTTTTGGGTATGTTCGCTGGTCATGATTCCTCCAATGCTTTAGCGGTGCGGTCAATTTCGAATACGCCGAACCCCTGCTGTTCGAGCGCCGCCAGTAGATTCAGTCCGGCATCGATAAGGTCGCCTCCGGGGCCTCGTTGCTGCGCGAGCTCTAGTGCTGCACCGAGACGCCAGGACATGACATTGTCTGGCTGGTGTCTATATGTATACGCACGCTTCGTTTCGGGTAAGTCATAGGCTCTACCGTAGATGCCCAGCTTGCGAGTTATGTCGGCGGGAATCATCGCTGGCCTCTGAGTGGTACGTATTTGATCTTGCCGCATTGCTGGCATTTCACTGTTGATTCACCATCCCAGCCTATGCCCATGATTCGCCATGGTCCGTGCTTGCAAAATAAACGTTTGATAAGGGATCTCATGGCTTCACCACTTTAGTTAGCGCTTTTGCACTGCCCGCGAAGTCGATATCTGGTAGGATCGTTTGCGGTTTGAATATCACTCTGTAGTGATAGACGCTCACATCGGCCGGCTGTAGCTGCTCTGCGAAATACGTTACGTTATCTGAGAGCCCAAGGAAGTGCTTCTTGTATTGGCCTTCGCCGGTTTTGCACGTGACATGGAACGAGGTGCCGCTGCTGTTGGTGTCGATGGAGCAGCGCCCCTCTATTGTCAGCATGTAGGTGTCAGTGATCCCATTATAGAAAACGATGCGGCGATTGATTTCAAACTGGTCGGCCGCTTTGGATAGGTTGCGTGAAGCAACGTTGGCGTCGGTGTCGCACCCTGCTAGTATCGCTACTGAAAGTACGGCGAAAAGTAGTTTTTTCATTGTTGATTTTCCTTGAAGATGGTTGATCCGGTGTGCTTGAATATGGATCGGTAGGAGGCGAGCGACTCGGAGTGATCAATCCCTTCTGATTCGTGTTGACGAAGGCGACGTAGATAGCGGCCACGCACATACCTGCCGGCGGAAACGTGGGTAGGCCAGACGACATAGCCCAGGTACGGGATACCGGCCTTAACCGGAGCCAGGCGTGTCTTTTTAGGGTGGATGGTCAGGCCTTCAGCGGCCAGCTTGTCGGTAATCTGGGCTTTGATCGTAAGTAGGTCGCCCCGTGTCTCTGCCAGGCATGTAATGTCGTCTACGTACCGAATATATTTACGGGCACGTAGATCCTGTTTCGCCCAGTGATCGAAATCGTTTAAGTTGATGTTGGCTAGCCATTGTGAAGGTAAGCTTCCGATGGGCATGCCCTTAGTCTGCGTTTTCCGATATAGGCTGTCCGGAGCGAATAAGTCGTCGAACTGGCTGCCTGTCTGGAAGGATCGGATCAGGTCGGTTAATAGCAGCCGGATATCGTAATCACCGATATAGCGTAGTGCGCGATTAAGCAGCACATCATGGCTGATAGAGTAGAAATACTTGGAGATGTCGAGCTGCAGAACCCAGACAGCATCCTGGGCTCGTGCAAACTGTGCCAAGCGTTCCACTGCGGCGTGTGTGCCACGCCCAGGGATATTGCCGTAGCTGTCGTGAATGAACCGATGCTGCCATAAAGGCATCATGTATTGGTACAGCATCCAATGCACGATTCGGTCTTTCATGGGAGCATCGACGACGCAACGGAATCGCTTCTCCTGGACGGTGAATGTCTTGTAAGGTCCAAAAACATATCGACGTTCCCTCAACTGCTTTTGGATAGCCAAGAGATATCGAAGTGCGTCCTGCTCAAAGCGCTGGATTCGCGGGTTATTGGCTTTGTCCTTCTTCGCCTGCAGCCAACAGTTGTATAGGTTGTCCAGGCTTGTCAGGCGCATAAAATCAGATATACCGCTTTCCGTTGCGGCACCCGTAGGCCCCGCAACGGTTATCGGTTTGGCAATATGCCGTGCTTTCGGGGAGGGTTCCCCAGGAGAATTTCGACCAAGAATAGGCTTTCCGTGAGCATGTAGCCCAGCGTCTAAGCGATGAATTTTTGGGTCAGCGGAACCCGACGTTGTCGTTCTCGTTGTCGGGCCAGTCGTTGTCGAGATTGAAGACCCCGGCGTTGGCGTTCGAGTCGAAGTAGCCACCGCGCACGAGCGCGTTGCCGGACTTTCAAGAAATCCCCCTTTGTGGTTCATATGGTCACCTCATTGGAGCGGATTAACCCGCCTACAAGGCGACCAAGCCCCACAGCTAAAGTGGCTGCGCTTTCAAATGGAATTATCAGGTTCTTTAGCTGTGCGGCCTGGGTCAGGTGATACTTAAGAACGTCGATATCGGCAGAGATATCGTGCAGCACGGCTAGTTTGTCTCGTGCGGCGCCGTAGGAGAATACGTTGCGAATCACACGGGCAAGGCAGGCCCGCATGTTTTCGCCATACACCGCGCGGATATCCTTGGGCATCCGGATGATCTTGTGCATCAACAGAGTTTCCAGTTCTTGCGCCTGCCTCTTCAGATCAAAGCCGGAGGCGTTGGGATTAGCCAGCATTTTCTTAGTGGCGGCGGTATTGACGGCGCCAACCTGCCGTAAGTCTTGAATTACCTGATGAACGATATCGTCGGTCACGGCGGCCAGTATTGATGCATTGCCTTCGTTCTTCTTCGAGCCGTAGGATTGATAGCCGTCCTTCTGGTTGCCGAGCATGACGACATACGGAATATCGAACTCATTCATGACCGACCACAGGCGTCGCTCGGCTTTGCCAGCAGGAAACCCAACTCTAAGGTGCGGTTCACCTGTCGTACCGATCAGCTTAAGCTTGTATTTTTTGAGCGCATTGAGTGCATATGCAGTGCGGTCAAATCCATGAAGGAACTGGCCGGCCTGGATGAGGATTAGGTGCCCAGGATGTTGCAGCTCGAGCTTGGTTGCATATACGGCCAAAGGATCGACCTGGCCCAGGGCGATATCGATGCCCTTGTAAGCCGAAATTGCGTATTCGCTTTGTTCCTGTCCGGTTGGTTGTTGTGGTTTCATACTGTGGCTTTAAATTGACTTGGAAGAAAGGACGCCGTTACACGGCGCCCATGACCAGGAACCCGTTACCGAGGCTTGGTGCAGCGGAACCCGACGTTGCCGTACTCGTCGCCGGGCCAGCCGTTGCCGAGACAGAAGACCCCGGCGCTGGCGCACGAGACGAAGCAGCCACCGCGCACGAGCGCGTTGCCGGACCAATCTGTGTCGGTATCCGGGTACCAGCCCATACCTTTCTGTCTGGATGGGTAGGGCGAAGTGGTGATCGAGGGAGAGTGTTTCGCAAACGGTGCGTTGATCAAGCCGGTTTCAGGATCGCCCTCAACGTCAGCCACTACCCATGAAAATAGATGTCCAGCCACGTCGTAAACGCGATCGCCGGTAGACAGGACAAACCAACGTCGTTCATCGAGGTCAGCAGGTTCGAAGTCGTTGGCCTGGGCCTCGTCAACAGTCCACTTGCGCAGACCTTGGTGGAGTAAGCCTTCTCCGACAACGCCGCTCGTCCAGTTCTCGGCTGTGTTGGCGATGTCTTGAGCGAGTGCCAAATACTGTAGATTGGTGATCAAGGCCAGGCCTGCTTTACTGCACGCATCGCGGGAAGCCTGAAAGTTGATTTCGACCGCTGGTGTGTCGGTTGCCGAGATATAGGCACTGCCGTCGTCGTTAACGCTAGCCAGGTACTTGGAGACCAGAAAAGCGGGTACGACAATGGTGCTGCCGCGCAAGGTGGTTTCAGGGACTTCGATAAAGAGTGACGCTGGTGGGGCTTCGGTAACTTCAGTGGCGCTTTTGGCGCGGTCAGTAATATTGGTATTCATTAGTTTTCCTAGTGGCTAATTGGGGAAATGGACACCGCTACGCGGCGCCCTGGGCCGGAGACCCGTTACTGAGGTTTGGTGCAGCGGAACCCGACGCTGTCGTCCTCGCTGTCGGGCCAGTCGAGGCCGAGACGGAAGACCCCGGCGCCGGCGTCCGAGCCGAAGCAGCCACCGCGCACGAGCGCGTCGCCGGACCAATCCGAGCCGGCACGGGGATACCAGCCGACACCCTTTTCCAGCGAGGGATAAGCGGCAGCAGCAATAGAAGGGGAGTTATCCGCAAACGGTGCGTTGACTAGGCCGGTTTCAGGGTCGCCCTCGATGTCCGCCACTACCCATGAAAATAGATGCCCAGCCGCGTCGTAAATGCGTTCGCCTGTTGATAGGACAAACCAGCGGCGTTCGTCCGGATCAGTGGGCTCGAAATCATTGGCCTGGGCCTCGTCAACGGACCATGTTCGGAGACCCTGGAACAGATTGCCTTTACCGACTTCGCCACCGGTCCAGTTTTGAGCTGTGTTGGCGATGTTCTGAGCCATGGCCAGGTACTGTAGGTTGGTGATCAAGGCCAGGCCTGATTTGTTGCACGCGTCGCGGGATGCCTGAAAGTTGATTTCGACAGCTGGTGTGTCGGTTGCCGAGATATAGGCACTGCCGTCGTCGTTAACGCTAGCCAGGTACTTGGAGACCAGAAAAGCGGGTACGACAATGTTGCTGCCGCGCAATGTTGTTGTTGGAACTTGTACAAAAAAAGTGTCCGGTGAAGATTCTGTTGCGCTGGGTGCTGTTACTGCACGCTCGGTTACGTTGGTGTCCATTGTTGCTCCTTGTGGTGGGTGGTGAGGCGGGTTAGTTGCTGTTGGTGATTGGTTTAGCTGCTTTGTTCTTCTGGCATTTGCGTGAGCCAAAGCCACATCACAAAGCTTTTGATCGCAAGAGATGCCGCCCGCGCGTTAGCGGGTGAAAAGTCGGAGAGCCCGTTTGAGGTGAACCGTTCGGCCATCTGGTTGATCGTCGCAAGATCCAGGCCTCTTCCATTGCCATCGGTATACAGAGGCACGCTACTATCGCCATGTAGGGCAGCTCGGGCAGCGTCTTGGGTGAACAAATACGCGCCTGGCGCAGAAGGGATCGCCCAGCCAAAGGGCTTTTGGGTTGAAGGCATATCAAGCTCCTGTTTGGTGTGCGCGCATTTCACGCACAGCTGAAACTGCTATTTTTTCGGCGGTGTAGAGCTTGGCAACGTCGATCCAGCCGAGGATGCTGTTGATGGCGGTCACGGCCACGCGCACCGGGCCCAGGTGATGGTCCTGTAGCGGCAGTGACGCCTCCATGAGCCTGCCGATGTCTTGCATCGCCATGGCGCCGCCGGTAATCAGCCTGGCCTCATGCGCACATCGGGTATCGTTCTGAATCGTGATGCTGACCATATTGAAAATGTTGGCGAGCGAATCAAAGGCATCCAGGTCGGGCTGGTGTGTCAGCACAGCCAGGCTGGCGTGCATGTGCAAAGCGATCACGTCGCGCAAGCCAGTCATGGGGATGCGCACTGGCCTTTGCCTATACGGTTTGCGCTTGCTCATAGCAGTGCTGATTCAAAGAATGACGCATAGGCCATCACCGCCAGGGCAAAGCCGAACGTGACGATGGAGCAGAACAGTAGGTCGGCTTTATGCACGGCTGGCCTCATATGTTTTCATGACAGCAGCAGCAAAGGCAGTCATGGACCTGTTGTTTTCAATCACCGTGTCTGGGTGGATGAGCGCGAGCTCAAGCTCCGACTGATGATTGGCCGGTGCCGTGTCGGCCGTGGCGCGACAGATCATCCATACCTGGCCGTTGTAATAGCGGACCAGGTCGGCTTCGTTGCGAAATCGAACGTCGGTGATCACTACGCGACGAAAGCCGCGGCGCATCGCCTCGTTGATCGTGTTCGCAGCTCTATCAAGCCAATAAACCGGGTTCTGAGCGCGCCGATATTCGGTTCCCCACCATTGCATGATTTCCCTGGCAGAGCGCGGCGCGGTAATGTTTTCCCCACGCTTGACCATCAATGCCATGAAGTCGGAGTCATTGCAGCGACCGATGGCAAGCGCTGCCGTCTTCTGTTCCTTGCTGGGTGTGTGAAAGAGGCCTGAATCGATGCCAAATGCGTTAACAACTTCTTGGCGCAGCGCATCTGCAAAGGCCATACGGTAGAACTGGTGTGCCTGGCACAGGACGTCGGCGCAGGTGTCTTTGCCTGCGCCGGCACGGCCAGCCAGCCCCAGAATCATGTAGGAGCCGTCCAGGTGCTTCATTTCGTGATGCCGCCGTAGAGAACGGTGAGTTCAGTTTTCTGTTGAACCTCTTCCAAGATTTTTGCGACGGCGTCGTTAACGACCAGGTCAGGACGCACTAGGTCATACCAAAGTGAAAGCTTGCCTTCACGGACTCGATAACGCAGCTTTGCTTCCAGCATGTAGGCCTGGCCCATCCAGAAGGTTGGAATGCCCAGCATGAACTTGTCGAACGCCTGCATGCGCTCTACGGTTGCAGCGTCGTCATCGTCGACGTATTCGATATTGGTGCCGCCGGACTGGATGCGGATAGCGGACTTGATGCGTTTGTCTTGCGACAGTTCGAACCGCAATACCATTTGCAGCATGTCGGTGCCGGATGGGTACCCTTGCTGGCTGCTGATGTCCTTGATGTTGTCGTCCAGGAACTGTGCGAAGGTGAACTGATCCATCTGCTTGCCATCGCGTGCATTCCACGTTTTCCATTCGTGGGAAGCTTCTGGCGTCAGGGATGCCGTGAAATCTCGCCAGCCTGCAGGGGTTGCATTCAAGGCAGCGCCATGATGATCATTAAAAACTGCTTTGATCACCAAGGGCGTGTTGATGTTGGTCGTGTCTACCAGGGCATACAGGAGGGACTCGGCCTGCTTATGCTTGTTGACGTACTGGGTAAAGGAGTCTGCCGTTTGTACGCTTACGTGGCCCTTCTTGCGATATGGGGCGTCCTGCATCTGTTCTAGGGCGCTATCGGCCTGCAGGTCAAACCCGTTAGGTATCGCAAATAGATTGCCGCGATTCTTTCCTGCTATCAGTAGTTCTGGTTTGCGGGATTCGCGAGCTATCGTTTCGGCGATATTTGTTTCAAGCTGGGTCATTGATTACTCTCCGGAATTGGGTTTGATTGGGGTAATGTCAGCAGCGCCGACAACGCGAACAGATTTCAGGTCAAGCTTCTGTTGGCGCGGGTCTTCGGTGATTAGGTTGCCTTCAGGCGTGGGGTACATCATGGTCGTGATGGGCGATTCGGCTGGCACTTTGCTAGTCACCTTGTCGATGATTTCCAGGGCGCCGGAACGGCTTAGCTTTTTGACCTGCAGCTCGATGGTGAGCCGGCCGCCTTTGCCGGTGATGTCTACAGCTTTGACGATTTCGGCCAACTTCTCCGACGCTTCGTCAAGAAGCTGACCGCCGCGCACATGTCGCAGGGTTTCTGTGATGGGTTTAAGGGCCATAGGTGATTCCTTTTGGGTTATCGTGTCGGGGCAGCTGATGGGCCTTTACCATCTGCGCTTGCGACTTCGTTATCGGGGAAAATATGAAGGTCACCAGTACATTTGTTCAACACACCAGCGCAACTGACGAAAGCATCAGGGACATCCTTGTCGAAATCGGCACCAGCAGCACCAAGAAGGTTGCCCTCTTTGCTTTCGACACCCTCGTAGATGGAAAAAGCCTGGTAACTGGCATCACCGTTGGGAAGGTGGACGGGCAGACGCTGGATGACGTACGTGTGAGTGCCATTGGGCAGGCCATCATCGTCGCCATGGGCGCTCACCATGCGCTCAACTACCCTGGGCAGCCCATCATTGTTGCGGGGGTTCAACAGGTCCCCGGCGCGGTAGATCGCGTTCGAAACGTATTGCAAAAAGCGCCGCATGGTGCTGCTGTGCTTTTTGTCTGCGCGAACGACAAGGTCTACGACGCGGCCGTCCCTGGCCTTGGCGTCGATTACCAGTCCGCGGAACAGAATTCGCAATAAGCAGTGCTGATCAGCGGTTGCATTCCCCGCGGCGTCTATGGTGGGTTTGATAGACATGGGTTTCCTATCTTGATTACGGATTGATGGCGCTGGCTGCATGGCTTTGCGGGATAGCCAAATGGCCGGATTGGCAGGGTGTGATTTCATGCAAAGCTTGAGCAAATAGCTGGTCTCGTATTGCATGAATAAGAGGTAGGCGTACGTTTGTGCACTGGACTGGCAAAAAATGTCGGCTTTGCCTTAGGTAATGCGCGCCGGCGAAGTCATTGGTGGTGGCCGCAAACACTGTCTGACGGGGCTGTGTGACTATGTGCGCGGCGTATGGTGGCCTATAGCTATCCTGTCTCTGGGTGATAAATGTCTTCATAAGCGTTGCTTCTGGCTTCGCCAACGCCTCAATTTCTGCGAGTTCGTGAATCCACGATCCGTTGATTGATAAGAATGCGTCTTTACTGCGCAGATCCAGAGGCGCGTCAGAAAACCAAGGCCCAGCCAACACACGCAACGCACTGGATTTCCCAAGGCCTTGGGGGCCGTCTAGGACTAGTACAAAGTCGCCAATGCTTCCTGGATTGATTAGCCGGTTGACCGCTTGCTGAAGCCATTGCCTGCCAATACTTTGTACTTGAGGCGTGTCAGCTGCGCCTAAGCACTCAGTGAGCCACGTGCTAAGGCGATCATGGCCATCCCATTCCAGGGTTTCTAGCCACCGGAGTGCCTCTTTAAGTGGGTTTTTTTTCATGGTGACTCCTCAGTCAATGTCGCCAGCGGCCCGACGTTTGTGATCAATGGGCTGTGGCTTGGTGGGTGTTGCGCGCCGCCTAGCAATAGCCAGGGCAGTGTTGTGCAACGAAATGGATAGGGCAGGGGAGGCCAGCGCATCGACCAGGCTTATCGTGCAACGCGATAGGTGCAACGCTTCAAGCAATTGGTCGGTGGTTGGCTGGGTGCGCATGTCAGAGGCCGGAGGCGGCGCCGATGCACATCATTAAGTACAGGCCACCAAGCGTTACCGCGCCCAGGAATAGATCAGATTTCTTGATGGGGCGATCAGTGGTTTTGTTTGACCATTCACCGTGAATGCCTGTCCCGGCCGTGTGTCGATTCGAGATGACGCTTTTATCCATGACTTGCTCCTGTGGGGTGAAGGGCTAGACTGAATTCTACAATTGTAGATATATGTCTGTCAACAAGTGTAGAAAAAAAGCTTGAGAAAATTTCTACGTGTGGTGAATTTCGGTTCGTGAGGGCGAAAAAATACCCGCCGCAGCGGGTGTCTCAACTAGGCAATTGCCCTATCCTTTGCAGCCTCCCTGAATCTCGCAGATGGAAACGGCAGTTTCTATGCGGATTACGAGCGTTTGTATATCGGTAAGCCACTCTCTTACTTGCTGCTGGGTGGTAGCACAATTTTGGGCTGGACTGGGGTTAGCCCGGCAAGCAGGGTGATAAAGGATTGTTGCGGTGTGAGCTAATGAATGTGGCACGATGTTTTCCTGCTGTGATTATGTCTCTCGCCTCTCCGGTGCTTTGGCGGGGCATCGTATTGAGTTCCGCACATATGTGGAAACACATCTGGATATTAATCACACCGACGACTCTTCTAACTGTCAAGGAATGGGCAATAGTAGTGTTTTGCTACTATTTAAGCCTTAAGCGATGATAGTATCCTTCGCGCATGACAAATACTCCTGTCCCAGTCAGTAGGGCTGATCAGTTCAATCTCCGTTTGCCAGAAGGCCTGCGCGCCAAGATCGCCAAATCCGCCGCGCGCAACAAGCGCTCGATTAACTCTGAGTTGGTCGCGTTAATTCAGACGGGTCTCGACTCCGATTGCCGCGTATTAGCAGCCATCAGCGATTTGAAATCTTCGGTAGTCGTTATGAGCGAGCGGTTGGCCGCGCTCGAGGCGCACGTCCGCAGCGAGTAGCCTTACGCCGCTTCGCTCCGCTCTTTAGGTTGTGGAGCTTTATTGGCCTTCGGTTTATCGACCTTTATGTCGATGCCGAAATTTGCGGCCAATATCATCAATGCTGTTTCAATCCGCGTGACATCTTTCTCCGGTAGATTGAACAGCTTATCTTCATCAATCTCGGGAAATGGCCATCGTTTCGTTGGCGCAACAGATTTCCAGTCGAAGCTATCGTCCGCAAGCTGTTCTACGGTAAAGCCGAGCGCCTTGCAAAGCGCGGGTGCGTACTTACTGCGCCCGCTGTTGCGATTTTCCAGCGCACTGATAGTACCCACGTCAACGCCTGACTTCTCGGAAAGCTGTTCGAGAGTCAAGTTAAGCCGTTCCCGGTGGAACCTTATGTTTTCGCCTAGTGCCATGATAGTAAGTTAAACAACTGTAGAAGTATGTGCAAATACACTTGTTGATCTTTCTTTTCTACAAATGTAGAATATCAACATGGAACCAATCAAAAGAGCTATTAGTCATTTCGGATCGGCCAAACGGCTAGCCGAGGCGCTGGGCGTTACGCCGCAGGCGGTTTGCTTTTGGCGAGACGGAAAGCGCAAGATCGACGCTGACGTTATTGCATCCATCGAGCGCGTGACCTGCGGCGCCGTGACGCGACAAGATTTCCGGCCCGATACATATCAACTGACTTGGCCGGAACTCGAAAAGGCCAGCCATGTGTAAATTCGGCCAGCTTCCTCACACGTCCAGGTGCAGCGTTGAGCGGAAGGATTCGCGCAACATATCCGCAAGCTCGACTGGATCTCGGTTCACCATATCCTGTGCGGCGTCTTGTATGACGTCGCGGACGGGCTTCTGCGAATGCGTAAGTAGCAATACCGCGAGTGACAGCGCGCGAGTATCTGAAATAGCAGTTCTCAGATTCGAGTCCAAAAAGTCTATCCGTTCGTTTAGCGACTCGATAAGTTTCAACAGCCCTTCGACGACTTCTTCGTCCATGTCCTTCCCCTTCGTTGCTAAATGTAAGTGTGAGAACTCGCATCGTAGCTGCTTGGGGCAGGGCGCCCGCATTAGCAGTAACCATTCAGTGCAGCGTCACGACGTCGTGCAGGCCAAGCCCATGCGCTTGATTCCACACCAGGCGCTCGTACACGCTCAGAACATGATCATCAGTGACTTGCTTAAAGGCGCTGTAGGCCATGTCCACAGCAGCTTCAAAAAGATCATTACAGGTTTGTTCGTTCATTGGTGCAGTGTCGGCTGCTATTGATTGGATTTCCATTCGTAGTTTCCGATTAGTTGTTGGTACGTAGCGCACTGAGGAGTGCGCTTTCATTGAAAACAAGTGTCGTTTCTTTTGTACGCAACGGCACGCAGTATTTTTTGCAGAGGGTTGCAGACCATGAATATTTCGAATCCCGGTACGGCTTCCAGAGGCCGCATAACCGTTAAGAAGGCGCTGCGTGATGCACTGTCCGACAAAGTGCGTCGTGATGCGATTGCCGCGGCGGCAGGGTGGATGGATCCCTCCAGCGCGGCGAGCCGAGTGCTGTCAGATAAGCAAGGTCTACCGCTGGAGAAATTAGACGAGATTCTCCAGGCCGCGGGCTTGACCGTCGTCACGCCTAGTTATCTGGACTGGCTGGCACAAGGATCGATTATCGGAGCCCACTGTTGGTGTGCCAGGAACTCTATGGGTTCCTGCGGCGCCGAAACTAACTGATCAGGACAGAATCATGACACCCAAAAAAGCGACCGTGCCTTATGTGCCGAAGTTTCAGGAGTACGCACCGCCCACGCATTTGCGGCAGGATGAAATTGATCGACAGCCGAGGCCGGTATCCATGTCGGCTGTCGGCAATGGCGGTAACAATGGGATGGGGCGCGGCACGTGAGCACTGTAGTTGGTAGGCCAAGAGGGGAAATTGCAACGGCGGTTGTGCGGCATCTGCGCAGGGTCGGTCCGTTGACGGCGCGTGAGATTGCCGAGCAGCTGCAACTGACGGTCAACGTGGCAAAGTTCACCTGCAGTCGTTTGCATGGTCGTGGCGAGATTACGATTGACGCGTTGGTATACGTGGAAGGTTCGAACCGTCGCGCCAGCCGTTACGCAGCGGTTGTGCATGATGCTGGTCATGACACCGCCCGATTGCCAGCAGCGTTCTTTGCGAGCCTGAGCATATGATTGGAAAGATGGATTTCAAGGCGATCGCCGATGCTGCATTGCATAGTGCAGACACATTGGTCCCTGACTGGTTGCCGAATGGGCAGCGGGATGGTCAAGAGTGGCGGTGCGGCAATGTCCACGGAGATGAGGGTAAATCGCTAGCCGTAAATCTGAAGACGGGGATTTGGAAGGATTTTTCGTCTGGTGAGGGTGGTGGTGACCTGATTTCACTGTATGCCGCTAGGTTCACCTATAACAACCAAGGCGATGCCGCAAAGCAACTAGCTGAAAAGCTACATATGCAGTCAATATCGCCCAGCCCTGCGCCTACCGCACGCGAGAAAAAACCAAGGACTACCTGGGTGCCCATTCTTCCGGTGCCGGCAGACGCTGGCCCGGCACCGGTTGCGCATCCGGTGCGCGGTGCCTATGAGGCGAACTGGGATTACAGGGATGCCGAAGGGCGTTTTCTAGGCCGCATATGTCGCTTCCGTACCTCCGATGGCGGCAAGGAAATTATTCCCACATGCTGGGCGCGTGATAGCAAGACGGGGCGCAGCGAATGGCGATGGCAGTCTTTTCCTGATCCTCGGCCGTTGTATGGCCTAGAGCACTTTAAGGGCAGAGAGTATGCCCTCGTTGTTGAGGGAGAAAAGTGCGTTGATGCGGGGCGCTCGGTCATGGCTGAATGGTTTGACCTAGTGTCATGGCCAGGTGGTGGCAAAGCGGTTAATAAGGCCGACTGGGCGAAGTTGGCTGGTCGCAAGGTCATTCTTTGGCCGGATTGCGATTCCAAGACGGATAAGAAAACGGGTGAGCTGCTGCCTGAACAAGCTAGCCCTGGTATCCAAGGACAACCAGGCATTAAGGCCGTTGAGGACATTGCGAAAATCCTGCTTGGGTTAGGTTGTACGGTACGCATCGTTTCCGTGCCGGTGCCTGGCACTGTCATTGACGGATGGGATGTTGCCGATGCCGTCGACGAAGGTCGGACGGGCGAGGATCTAAAGACCTGGATATATAAAAACCTGCGGGAGTCTATTCATGCGACCAGCCCTGCGCCTGCGCGAGCGGCTGAAGGGGCAGGCACCCGTGAGCCGGCTAGCGCGGCACCGCATTGGAAATCGGCGCTTCTAAGAAAGCCGTTGGGTGGCTTTGAGGATTGCAAAGAGAATGTTGCAATGGTGCTTGAGTCGCACCCCGATCTGACTGGCCTCATTGGCTTCAACGAGTTCTCTGCGCGCATCGAGAAACTACGTGTACCGCCATGGCGCTCGGCATCTGGCGAATGGACCGAGGAGGACGATCTTGAGCTGAGTATGTGGCTGGGAGTCCAGACGAAGCTTTTGTTCAAAAGCACCTCGACCATTGGTGAAGGGGTTCGGCTCATTTCGAGCCGTAACAAGTTCCATCCAGTCCGAGATTGGCTGCACTCGTTAGAGTGGGATGGCGAAGAGCGTCTGGGCATCTGGATGCGGGACTGTCTTGGCGTTAAGGATAGTGCGTATACGCGGCTAATCGGCACGTTATGGATGCGCCAGGCCGTCAATCGCATTTTGCACCCCGGCTGCAAGGGAGACTACGTGCTGATCCTGGAGGGCACTCAGGGCTTAATGAAATCCAGTGCGCTGCGTGCCTTAGGCGGTGACTGGTTCTCGGACGCGCCACTCGATCTGAACAGCAAAGACGCCTACATGACCATTAATGGAACGTGGATCTATGAAATAGCCGAACTGGATGCGTTTAACCGTTCCGAGGCCACGCGCATTAAAGCGTTCCTGACGCAAGCTCAGGATCGCTATCGACCTCCATATGGCAGCCGCATGGTGACTCAGCTACGCCAGACGGTATTTGCTGCCACGACAAACAACTTTGAATACCATAAAGACCCCACCGGCAATCGTCGGTTCTGGTCGGCCATGTGCACTAGGATAGATATCAGTTTGATCAGGGACATCCGTGAGCAGCTGTTCGCGGAAGCGGTGCACCAGGTTCTGGCCGGCAAGCAGGTCTATCCGACGCGAGAGCAGGAAACCATCTTGATTGTGCCCGAGCAGCAGATGCGCGAGATTGTCGATCCATGGCATGAGGTGATCGCGCAGTGGCTAGATGATAATGTCCAGTTCACAAAGAAAAAGTTTACGTCGTCAGAAATATTGACCGGCGCCATCAAGATGGAGCTGTCAAAGATTGACGGTCAACGGTCTGCTACAACACGCATAGGGTCTATCATGATGCGCCTAGGATGGCGTAAAATGCGTGAAAGTGGCGGGTATCGTTTGTATTACTACGAACGACCGGAAAAGGCTCCTGACAGCGTCAGCGAGCCCACGGTGCATGTGCATGAAGCACTGCCGGCATAACACGCTTCACGGTCTTCGGACTGTCAACCTTTCGCGCTTCCAGGGATGGGGGACGATGACGCTTATCTGCGTTTTCCGTCTAACCCGAAAAGGTCGAACGAATAGGCTAGACGGCCAAGGTCGGCATAACACGCTTCACGGTCTTCGGACTGTCAACCTTTCGCACTTCCAGGGATGGGTGACGATGACGCTGCTGTGCGTTTTCCGTCTAACCCGAAAAGGTCGGGCGAATAGGTTAGGCGGCCAAGACCCGCATAAACATTGGCCGCGTCTAACCTCCTAACCTAAATCGCCATTTTCACACACACATGGGCGCGCACATGCGCGTGTACGTGCGCACCAACACAATCATCATTCACTTTAAAAGTTCTATTTCTATGATAAAGGTTAGGAGGTTAGACAGAGTGAGTATTGATGCGGCTTTCCACCGTCTAACCTACCCGTCTAACCTGTTTTATAGGTTAGACGGATTCATCAGCCCGGTTTCAGTCGTCAAGGAAGAGTCCCAATGCAGCGAATAAAGTGGGTCGATCAGCGTCTGGAGCAATGGGCGCATTGGCGGTTAGCTAGCAGCGGTGGATATCGCAGTCCGGCGTACCACGAGTTCGATATTCGTTATACCGATGATCCGGCAAATAGTTATATTCAATTCAGTGCTGAACAGGAAGCCATGGCGCTTGCTATCGATGGCGCGTTGGCTGCGTTGCCTGATGAATTAACCAAGACAGTGATTGCGTTCTACACATGGCAAGGCGGCATGGGTACCGTCACTGAGAAGCTACGCGTCACTCGCGCTACTGTGCATCGTAGGCTTTGCAACGCCGACATTCGCATCGCTTCGTGGTTGGAGGCACGCGCAGAAATAGATAAAGTTCTACAAGCCCGAAAACTTATTTAAGAATAATTATGCAACTTATACCAAATAGGGCAATATACGGTACATTAGCGCGGTCGTTGTGACTCACACACACCGCAGCCAAGGCCCAGCACATAACGCGCTGGGCTTTTTTATTGGTGGTACAGAGCAACCCTCCGTTAGCTGCAAAGCGCTCCTTGCGCCTGGTCCCGGGTCTATTGCAGCAGGGCAATTATTTATTGGTGGTCATTATGGGTCGAGCAGCACCAAAACCCTGTGGTCATCCTGGTTGTGCTGCGTTGGTGTTCGACGGCGGCTGGTGCGTTAAGCATCGGCCTGCCGCTTGGTCGATAAAGCGATCGACACCTACCAAGCGCATCACAGGTCGCAAGCTGCAGCGCATGCGTGCGGCGTTGTTTGCGCGTAACCCGCTATGCGTCGAGTGCTTGAAACTTGGCAGGGTCACAGAGGCCACTCAGCGCGATCACATTGTTCCGTTGTTCGATGGTGGTGCCGATGATGAAAGCAACGAGCAGGGCTTGTGTGAGGCCTGCCACGATGCCAAGAGCAAGGCAGAGCGGCTGCGGGCCAGGGTAGGGGGCGGTCAAAAGTCTGGGGCATCCTAGGCGGAAACCGATCGTCCCGTGTTCTTTCACGTACGACAAGATTTTCAATAGGGGGGGGGTCAAAGACCGCTCCGTATTATGGCAACACACCTTCAACTTCTCCCGACAGTGTCTGGCGGGAATGGGGAAGTTGCGTCTGCGAGTGCCGGCATACCGGCTGAAATTCCTGCGGTCATTGCAAAGCTCACGGCCAAGGAAAAAAAGGTTTGGGAACACGTCACGGCATCGCTGCTGGAAGCGGGTCTGATTCATCGAACGGATGCGATGGCGTTGACCGTGATCTGTCGCACGTTCGTGCGCTGGGTGGAGGCCGAAGAAAAGCTCAATGATGTGGTGAAGGAAAAGGGCACGTACATCGTGGCTACGCCTAACGGCTACGAGCAGCCTCACCAGTTGTTCTACGTCGTGCGCACCTTGAAGAAGGAATTGCTGCAGTGGCTGCCCGAAGCGGCGCTGACAATTCCTTCGTTTCAAAAGATGGTGGGCGAGCGTGCTTCGCCAGGTCAGGGAAGTTTGTTTGATGAGGATCCAGTCGAGGCGCACAAGACCCGTAAAACCGCGATGGGCATACGGGCAGTATGAGCGCGACACGGTCCTTTGAGTGGGATGCTTACGGCCAGGATGTCATGGCTGGCCGGATTCCCGTGTCGAAGTGGACGCGGCTGGCGGTGCAGCGGCACTATCGCGATCTGGAAACATGCCATGCACGCGGTTTGTATTTCTCCGACGAGCACGCCCAGCACGCGCTTGAATCGTTTCTGTTTTTGCGCCACTCCAAGGGCGAGTGGGCCGGCAAGCCGTTTGATCTCTCGCCCTGGCAGCAGTTCTGGATTGCGCTGGCGTTTGGTTGGCTGCGCGCAGATGGTAGCCGCCGGTTTCGGGAAGTTTGGCAAGAGGTGCCGCGCAAGAACGGTAAGAGCACCATGCTGGCCGGCATCGGGATTTACCTGTTTGAGTTCGATGGCGAAGGTGGCGCCGAAGTGTACACGGCTGCCACAAAGATGGAGCAGGCCAAGATTACGCACAAAGAAGCTGTGCGTATGGTGGAGTCCTCGCCGCACCTGCGTCGTCACATTGGTATCCGGTTAAACGAACTGTACAACCCGCGTCCAGGCCGTGCTGACCTGTTTGTGCCGCTGGGCAGGGATTCTAAAAGCTTGGACGGCCTGAACCCGCACGGTGCGATTCTGGACGAGGTGCATGCGCATCCCACGTCTGAAATCTATGACGTGATCAAGTCGGGCCTGGGAGCGCGTCGCCAGCCGATGGTATGGCAGATCACAACGGCGGGTTTTGACCTTTCGTCGTTTGGTTACTCGCAGCATGAGTACGCCGAGAAGGTGCTGGAAGGGGTTTTTGAGGATGATGAGTTTCTTGCCATCATCTATACCGTTGATGATGCCGACAAATGGGATGATCCGCTCGAATGGGCTAAGGCCAACCCTAACCTTGGTGTGTCGGTGTACGAGGAAAATCTGCGAGCTGCTGTCGAGAAGGCCAAGCGTCAGCCCAGCGAACTGCCCAACCTGCAAACCAAGCGACTAAATATCTGGTTGCGTGGCGGGTCCAAGTGGATTCCCGTGGCGTCCTGGATGGCGCGTGGCAACGCAAAGTTGCGGCTGGAGGATTTTAAGGGTGAGCAGTGTTGGGCCGCGTTAGACCTGGCAGAAAAGAAGGATATTGCGGCGCTGTGTATTGTCTTTAAGCGTGGTGGCAAGTACTACGTATTTTTCAAGCTGTACCACAACGAAGACCAGGTTAACGCGCCTGAGAATCGACATTTTTATACGTACGAGCAGTCTGGACACTTGACAGTGACGCCCGGCAATGCGACGGATTTTAATGCGATTCGGCGCGACCTGGTGGCATTGCGTGATGGCCACGAGGTCAAGGAAGTCCTGTTTGACCCGAAGTTTGCTGCGTACTTTGCCGCAACGCTGGCCGAAGAGGATGGTCTGCTGATGGTGGAGATGCCACAGACCTCCAGTCGCTTTACGTTGCCGATCATTGAGATTGAGAACCTGATACTGACCGGCGACATTGAGCACGATGCCAACCCGGCAGTGGCGTGGATGATGAGTAACGTGGTGATGCGCGAATCGAAGTTCTCGGGCCTGCGTCACCCGACCAAGGAAAAGCCGGAAAACAAAATCGACGCACCTATTGCGTTGATTATGGCAATGGGGCGCGCCCTCAATAAAGACGAAGACCAGGGTCCATCCGTTTACGAGACCCGTGGCATCAGGACAATTTAGGGAACTACATGGGCATGTTTGATCGATTCTGGCGAAAAGCAGAGCCAGCGGCCCAGTCGCGCCCGAACGCTTCTGCTGGACAGACATTTAGCGGCCTTGATGATCCTGATTTGCTGGCCTTTATGCGCGGCGGCTCCGGGTCGGCATCGGGCGCCTACGTGACAGCCAGTAAGTCTTTGCAGAATATGGCGCTGTTGCGTTGCGTGACGCTCATATCCGAGTCTATCGGCATGTTGCCGTTGAATCTGATCGAGCGCGGCGATGACAAACGGCATGCTATTGAGCATCCGGTCTACAAGTTGCTCAAGCACAAGCCGAACAGTTGGCAGACTCCCTATGAGTTCAAAAGCCAGATTCAGCTAGCGGCACTGTTGCACGGCAACGGCTATGCCCGCGTAATCCGCTCTCGTGGGAAGATCATTGCGCTTGTGCCCATGGATTCGAAGCGTGTGGAGGCTGAACTAACCGATCAATGGGAGATGCGTTACCGATATACCCGCAAAGATGGCGGCGTGCTGGTTCTGCCAGCGGAGGACGTATTCCACTTGCGTGATTTATCCGAGGATGGCATTACCGGACTATCTCGCGTAAAGCTTGCCCGCGAGGCCATCGGCATTGCGCTGCAGGCCGAGCGTGCAGCGGCCAGGCTGTTTAAGGAAGGCGTGATGGCAGGCGGTGCCCTGTCACATCCGAACAAGCTCAGCGATGAGGCCTTTGAGCGGTTAGGTACGTCCATCAACGAAAAGAAGGGTGCTGAAAAGGCGGGCGACTGGTTCATCCTAGAAGAGGGTATGACGGCCGAGAAGTGGGCCAATACCGCCGTCGAGGGTCAGCACATCGAGAACCGCAAACATCAGATTGAGGAGTTGGCGCGCGCCTTCGGAATTCCACGCCCGTTGCTCATGATGGATGACACTTCTTGGGGCTCCGGAATTGAGCAGCTGGCTATCTTTTTTGTGCAGTACGCGTTGCAGCATTGGTTCACGGCCTGGGAGCAAGCAATCGCTCGTACGTTGTTATCGGACGCTGAAAACGAAAAGCTATACGCCAAGTTCAACGAAAAGGCACTGTTGCGCGGCACGCTCAAGGATCAGGCTGATTTCTTGGCTAAGGCGCTAGGCGCTGGCGGGCATGCCACCTGGATGACACAAAACGAAGCGCGCGACGTGCTTGATATGCCCCGTTCAAGCGACGAGGGCGTGAACACGCTACGCGGTCCCAATACAAGGAAAGACGATGAGTCTAATAAAACTACCCGAAATTAACGCTTCTCATGCTATTGGCAAGGCGCAGTTTGATATGCGTCCCGATGCGCTGGATCGCTGGGATCCGGAAATTAAGGCCGCCGTCGAGGGCGCTGCTACCATTTCCATTTATGACCGCATTGGCGCGTCTTGGGATGGTGAGGGCGTAACGGTCAAGCGCATTTCTGCAGCGCTTCGTAGCATTGGCGCCAAGGATGTCGTGGTGCATATCAATTCACCTGGCGGCGACTTTTTTGAGGGCGTGGCCATCTATAACGCACTGCGCCAACACCCGCATAACGTCACGATCAAAATCATGGGCTTAGCCGCGTCGGCCGCTTCGGTCATTGCTATGGCTGGCGACGAAATACTGATGGGCGACGGAACATTCCTGATGATCCATAACGCCTGGGCCGTAGCAATCGGAAATCGGCATGACATGCTGGAGGCGAGCGAGCAGCTGGCCCCTTTCGATGCGGCCATGGCTGATGTGTATGCCGCGCGTTCCGGCATGACAGCCAAGGAAACGGCTGCGCTAATGGATAAAGAAACCTGGATTGGTGCCGGCCAGGCGGTCAAGGATGGTTTTGCTACCGGGCTGATTGAAGGTACTGAAATCACGCATGACGCCCAGGCGCAAGGCAACAAAAAATACCTCGCCATGGTGGAAGCGTCAATGGCCCGTGCCGGACACTCGCGTTCTACACGCCGTGACGTATTCAAAAACCTATTTTCTGGCACGCCGAGCGCTGCCAGGAGTGATGCCACGCCGAGCGCTGGTACTGACATCGCAGCATCGCTGCAATCCCTACTTTCAAATATAAAAGGAGCCACTCATGGCTAAAGTACTTATCGCCAGCGCACTGGCAATGGCAGCAGCATCCCAGGCAGTTCCACGCGGCATCGTGTTCGTTCGTGCCGAAACAGACGTCAAGGCCTTGATTGAAGGCGTGAATACCGCCTTTGCCGCGTTTAAAACCGAGCACACCAAACAGCTTGACGCGATCAAGGCCGGTTTGCCCACTGGCGACATTACCGCCAAGGTCGAAAAGATCGGCGAGGATGTGACAATCCTGCAGGCAGCCATTGACGAGGCCAATATCAAGATCGCCGCGGCTGCAATGAACGGCGGCGCCTCGGCTGGATTGAAGGATAAGGAGTACACCGAATCCTTCCAGGCTCACATGAAGAAGGGCGAAATTCAGGCGTCGCTTAATAAGGGTGCGGCTGATGAGGGCGGCTATCTGGCTCCCGTAGAGTGGGATCGCACGATCACCGACAAGTTGGTTCAAGTATCGCCCATCCGACAACTGGCAACAGTACAAACCATCGGCACGGCTGGCTTCAAAAAGCTATACAACAATCGCGGAATGGTTTCTGGCTGGGTTGGTGAGAAGTCGGCCCGTCCGGAAACCGGGACGCCAACCTTTGGGTCGCTGGACTTTATTCCTGGTGAAATTTACGCTAACCCGGCGGCTACCCAGCAAATGTTGGATGACGCCGAAATCAACCTTGAGACCTGGTTGGCCGGCGAGGTTCAAGTTGAATTCGCCTTTCAGGAAGGCGTGGCGTTCGTCTCTGGCGATGGAGCAAACAAGCCATTCGGCTTCCTAACCTATGCTACTGGCGGCGCTAATGCCGCCAGGCATCCTTGGGGCGCAATTGCAGTATCGGCGTCTGGCGCAGCAGTAGGTGTGACGGCTGATGCGATCATTGACCTTGTTTATTCGCTGCCCAGCGAATATTCGGCCAATGCATCGTTCACCATGAACCGCAAGACGCAAGGCATTGTACGTAAACTGAAAGATGGCCAGGGCAACTACCTGTGGCAGCCATCTTACGTCGCTGGTCAGCCTTCCACATTGTCGGGGCATCCATTGCATGAAGTGGCGGACATGCCCGACGTAGCGGCCAATGCGCTATCTATCGGTTTTGGTGACTATAAGCGTGGCTACCTGATCGTCGATCGTGCTGGTGTCCGCGTGTTGCGCGACCCATTCAGCAACAAGCCATACGTGCAGTTTTACACGACCAAGCGCGTGGGTGGCGGTGTCAATGATCCCGGTGCTATCAAGCTGATGAAGATCAACGCGGCCTAAGTTTCCAACAGCCAACAAGGCCCACCTCACCTGGTGGGGCTTTTCATTTGAGGTGATCATATGAAATTCACGAAACCGTTCTACGGCGTTCCTGCAGGGCTGATATATCCAATCCAGTACGAGGCTGGCGACGATTGCCCCCCCGAGTTGTTGGATGCAGCGAAGTCAGTGGGCGCAGTTGATGTGATTGAGCAGTCTGCACTGCTGCAAGCCGCCGGTACAGGCGTGTCGCCTGTGTTGCTGGAGACAGTAAGTACGACAGTGCCTGATGCCAATCTTGAAGCGGCTAATGCAGCTGAGCACGCCTCTAAACCTGAAGGAGCCGAACCGACTGAAGCCACCAGGGTTCTGCCAGTGGTCGAGGAAGGGAAAGCCGGGGGTAAAGACAAGAATGTTCCTAACGCCTGAGGTTGCCAAGCGCCACCTGCGCGTGGACATGAGCTTGACCGTCGAAGATGAGCTTATTGGCCTTATGACGTCGGCGGCAGAGGATTCCGCAGTCAGGTATCTGAATCGTTACGTATTCGTGGATCAGGCTGCGCTCGATGAGGCGATCACTGCAGGAACTGCGGGTACTCACCCAATCGTAATCAACGACGCAATCAAGGCCGCTATGTTGTTGATCCTGGGCCATCTATATGCGAACCGTGAGGACGTGGTGGTCGGTGTGTCAGCAAACGCATTGCCCATGGGATCTCGCAGTCTGCTTGATCTTTATCGAATGTTGCCTGGAGTATAGATGAGAGCCGGAGCCCTAAACCGCCTTGTTCGCATTGAGAAGCGCGCTGCAGGGCAGGATGCTGCTGGTCAGCCTGTCGTCGAAAATTGGGTGCTTGTTGGCGAGCTATGGGCCGGTATCGTCCACGAAACAGGGTTGGGTGCTATTCGTTCTGGTCTGCAGGGGAATGTACCTGCCAGTATTGCCCGGTATAGCTTTCTGGTGCGTTTTGAGTCGGCCAGAGCATTAGCCATCGATTCGGCCATGCGTGCCGTATATGACGGGGAGATATTTGAGATCAAGGGTCTAACCCGGGATTTCAAGAATCGTGAAAAGGCATTCCTCATCTGTGAGCAGGGTGGCAACGATGGTTGAGTCGAATATCAAGTTCGATTTTGAAGAAGCATTCAATCGGCTGGACAGCCTGGCGATAGCTGCTAAAGAGCATTTGCCACGATCAATGGCGGTTGCTGCCGGTAAGGTATTCAGAGACGACGCGAAAGCGCGAGCGCCGCGTAGCGACGGTGGTACCGTCTCGGAGGTTGGCCCTCGCTTGCCCTTGGCCGAGTCGATCTACTTGGCGTATTCGGACAGTCGATCAGTACCGGAAGCCGGTCAAGCTTCGTACAGCGTCACATGGAATAAGCGTAAGGCGCCCCATGGACACTTGATTGAATTCGGCCACTGGCAGACCCATGCTACCTATCTGGGTAAGGATGGAAATTGGTACTCCAACCCGAAGAAGCGCTTGGTAAATCCTAAATGGATTCCTGCTCATCCTTTCATGCGGCCAGCCTATGACGCGATGTCGCAGGTTGCGCTGCAGGCTGCGTTGGATCGTGGCGAAGAGCGTTTAGGGGAAATACTGGATAACCCGACCGTATTGGAGCAGTACAAATGACTATAGAGGTTGCGCTGCCGTTGCTATTGGGTGGTCTTGTTGATGGCCGTTGCTACCCGGATGTCACGCCCGACAACGCCATATTCCCTTTGCTTGTCTACCAGGGCGCTGGCGGTGAGGCGCACGATTACTTGGAGCGCAAGCTTCCAGGCAGCGAACATTACCGAATACAAGTGGTTAGCTGGGCAAAAACTAGGCTTGCAGCGAACGGTCTGGCATTGCAAGTGCGTCAGCGAATCATTGAACAAGGCACGGCTTTCGAATCGGCCAAGACCCTTGGTCAAGCTGTTGGTCTTTACGAAGACGCTTTGAAGCTCTATGGCAGCCGCCAAGACTTCGGGATCTGGATCAAGGTCCGCTAAGCATAACTTTCTTTTGTTTTATTTGCCGCCATGTGCGGCTTTTTTATTGGAGCGTCGACATGGCATTGAAATTTCCTGATGGTAGTGTGATTGGCTTTTCGACGGCGGTTGCAGTGGCGATCCCGTTCACGGCAATCACGAACGCGGTAGTGCCTGAAATCACTCACGCAGGCCTTATCGCCACGGACGAAATCCTGATTGTGCAGTCCGGTTGGCCGTCGTTGAATAACCGCGTTGCGGTTGCAGGCGAAACAGTCGCTACTGAGACCGAGATCATCGGCATTAACACGACCGATACGGCATTGTTTCCAGTTGGGCGCGGCGTAGGCACCGTGGCTGTAGCGTCGTCGTTTGTGGACTTTAGTCAGCAGGGTGAGCTGACTAGTGCTGGTGGTGAACCGCAGTTGTACACAGGAAAATGGCTTGAGGATCCGCTGGGCCAGGAATTCCAGGTGCCTGTAGGCCAGTCCGCGCGGTCGTACAGCCTGCCACTGGACTATGACAAGAACCTGCCTTGGTTTGACGCTGCCAAGAGCGTGTCGCGCAAGCGCAAGCCAGTCGTCATCCGTATCGCTTTACCGGGCGGTGACACGATCTACGAGTACGGCTACCTGCACTTTAATCCTGGTCTGAATATGCAGTCGGGTCAGCCAATCAAGAACGCTGTGAACTTCTACCTACTGGGTAGTGAGGGCACACTCATTGAGGCGATATAAGCATGGCAATCAAGAAAGGCAATGCGCCCAAGACGCTGCCGGCAAAACTGGACATAGTCGGTGGCGGCGAAACCAACACCTTGTCCCTTACTTTCCACAATCGTAAGCCGAGCGAAATGCAGGTGAAGTTCGACGAACTTAAAGGCTCTACTGATCCGTTCCTGCCTTCCATGATCCTGTTTGTTGTCAAAGAATGGGATACCGATTATTCCTTGTCTTTGGAGGGGATTCAGGAAATGGAAGATGAGCGCCCCGGGATTTGCGATGCAATTCTGGCCGGCTTTCACAGGTTGCGCAAGGTAGAACTCGAGGGAAACTGAGAGCGGCGGTACGGGCGCTGATGTGGAGGCGTCCGACCGCCGAGCAACTGAAGGGATCGGGTCTTAAGCCTAAGCACTATCGGGAGCCGAATGTTGATGTTTGGCCGGAGAACTGGCCGGCCATTGAGATGTACGTTCAATATCGTACTCAGTGGATCCAGGGTCCAGGTGGCCCGACTGGTCTGAACTACCAAGTTCTGTTCGATCACATGGATAGACAAGGTATTAAAGATCGAGACGCCTTGATGGATGCAGTACGAGTAATCGAGGATTCCGTGCTGGCTCGAGCCTACGAAAATAAATAGCGCCCCGTAAGGGGCATTTGTTTGGGCGCTGAAATGACAGATCAAGTAATCGGTGTTGCACGGATCGATATCGACGCCAATGCTTCAGGCGTCGAAGCGGCGACCGATAAAGCAAAGAAAAGTATCGCGTCCATGTCTCAGGATGCGCAGGCGCAGTATCAGCGCCTGTCTTCCGCCGAAAAGCGTCGAATCGATAGCTTGATTCGCCAAGCGGATACGGTCGGCATGACGCGTGCGCAGCAAGTGGCTTACAGCGCATCATTGAAAACTAGCGGTCCGTTGTTGGATGATCTGACCCGCCGTTTGAAAACGAATGAGACGGCTGTAAAGAAAGCCGGTATCGAGTTCAATAAGTACGGTCTCTCGGCGAAACAGGAAGTGGCAGCGCTTCGTCAAGTGCCTGCGCAGATCACTGATATTGTCACGTCGCTGCAAGGTGGCCAGCGACCATTGACGGTGTTGTTGCAACAAGGCGGTCAGCTCAAAGATGTATTCGGCGGTGTCGTGCCGGCGGTCAAGGCCTTGGGCGGTGCTCTGATTGGCATGATTAACCCTGCAACGTTGGCGCTGGGTGCGCTGACTGCTCTTGCTTTTGGCTACCTGCGTGGCGCCAAGGAAGGTGAGGAATTCCGAAAAACGCTGATTTTGACCAACGGCGCTATCGGAGTGAGTGCTGATGAGCTGCAGAATATGGCAGCCCGGATTGATGCGATCGCGGGCACGCAGGCCAATGCAGCCAAAGTGCTCAATCTCTTTGCCAAGGAAGCGACCGTATCGGCTGCCAACCTGCAGCAGTACGCGCAGACCGCGATTGAGTGGGAGCGTGTGACAGGTCAAGCGGCCGAGGAAATTGTTAAGCAGTTTACCGAGCTTGCCGAAGATCCGCTCAAGGCATCCGAGAAGCTCAATGAAAGCATGCGGTATCTGACCGCTGGGACCTATGAGCAAATACGAGCGCTGATAGAGGCAGGCGACCATACCAATGCGGCTTCCCTGGCACAGTCCGAGTACGACCGCGTGCTGCGGGAGCGTACGCCCCAAATGGTGGAGAACTTGGGGTATGTCGAGCGCGCATGGAAGGCGATTAAGAACGCGAGCGCAGAAGCTATGGATGCGCTTCTGGGGGTCGGGCGGCCAACGACGCTTACCGAGCAGCTTGCCCAGGAGCAGCGCGATTATGCCAAGAACTACGGGGACGATGACGACCGCAATGCGTACCGAGGTGTATTCAACAGCAGCGCCAGGGCCGAGGCAAAGGAAAGGATTGCAAGCCTACAGGAGCGCATCCGCCTAGAAGCGGCCGGTGCCCGTTACCGTCAGGAGTCCCAGCGTGAAGAGCAGCGTAAGACTGAGGCAACGATACGCTGGGCCAAGCAAAAAGATCAGGTCGAGGACAAAGCGGCCAAGCGTGAGAAGGAAATTTCTCAGGCGCGGCGAGATGCGTTGATACTCGGAAAGTCGGAGTTGGAGGTCGCTCAGCAAATTGCCGCGATCAATGAGAAGTATAAGGACAAGCAGGGGAAGTCTTTCACCAATGATGCAGCTACCCGCATGCTCATGTCACTGCGCGAGCAGGAGGCGGCACTGCGTGCTCAAGTGGTTGGTACCGAAAAGCTTACCGGCGCGCAGCGCGACCTCGCTAAATTTGAGCAGCAAATTGCCGACATCAAGAGCAAGCAAACGCTGACGGCCGACGAAAAATCGATTCTCTTGGCGCAGGATAAGTTGCGCGCGCAGCACGAGATCAACGTGGCCGTGGAGCAAGAGGCGCAGCAGAAGTCTCGACAGATTGAACTCGAACGCCAACTGACTGCGCTGCGGGCCAACCAATCCCTTAATGAAGCCCAGTTCCTGCGAGAAATGGAGGAGTTTGGACGCGGTGATGCCTTTCGCGGCCTTAACCGCGAGCTCTCGCGTGTAGAAGATCAGTACCGCCGGATCATCGCCGCCCAATCTGCGGCCGTGGGCGGCCTTTCGCCGGATGCCATGGCGCTTATTCAGCAGGCGATGGAAGAAGATCTGGCTTTGGTCCGCGAGCAGTACGATCAGCGGCTCGATGCGCAGAGCAAATGGGAGAACGGTGCAGTCCGTTCGTTGGAAAATTATTACGATCATTCGCGCGACATCGCAGGACAAATTGAAGGTGCTTTCGATACGGCGTTTACCGGCATGGAGGATGCCATCGTTCGCGCAACCCAGACTGGGAAGCTGAGCGTTTCCGATATGGTCAGTTCCATCATTGCTGACATGGCGCGGATGGCGGTGCGTCAATCTGTAACGGGTCCGCTCGCCGGTGCCATTGGTAACTTGCTTGGCGGCTTGATCGGCGGTGGTGGATCGGCGCCTGTGACTTACGGTGCTGGGTATGAGCCTGCTCAGGCTTTTCCTTTGGCTAACGCCAAGGGTAATGTCTTTGATAGCTCAAGCCTGTCGCGATATTCGAATGGTGTTTACAACTCACCTAAGCTATTTCAATTTGCCAAGGGCGCTGGCGTATTTGCGGAAGCGGGTCCGGAAGCCATAATGCCGCTCAAGCGTGGCCCCGATGGCACGCTTGGTGTAAGGGCGCAGTCCTCTGCCCCCAATGTTGAGGTGAACGTTTATGGCGCACAATCGGAGCCACAAGTAAAAACTCGACAGAATCAAGATGGATCACTTTCTGTCGATCTTATATTTAAGCAGATGGAAGATAGGTTAGCCAGCGGCGTGCTCAGTGGCCAGGGAAAGCTTGGCGGCTCAATACAAAAACGTTTTGGCCTTGTGCCGCAGTTGGGGTAATAGATGGCGCTTTCGATATGGCCAGCTGGCCTTCCTTTGGCAGATTTCTCGCGCCAGCCCAAGACACCGTTTGATCGCACACCCATGGATAGTGGCTTGGCGCGTCATCGCCGTCGCTTCCGTGTGTATCCGATTGTCATGCCGGTTAGCTTTCTGATGTGGGAAGATCAGTATGCTATCTATACGGAATTCGTCGAGAACGAACTAAACGGTTGGTCGGCGTATTTCAAGCTGACGATTCGCGATGGGCAAGGCATCCGTCAGGCGCGGGTTAGGTTCACTCAAGCGCCTAATGAGGTATTGGTGTCACCGGTCGGTCTGTGGCGGGTTTCTGGCGAGATTGAAAAGCTGAATATTGATTAGTTGGGCATACTAGTATTCTCTTACATTAGATAGGGAGCGGAAATGCGTAGAGTGCTTTTGGCTGGATTGGCAATTCTTGGGGGGTGCTCTATTGGCATGCAACCAGGAAAAACGTATACATCGGAGACCTTCACAGTTCCCGTCGGTTATCAGGAAGCGTACCGTCGCGCTGATGCCCAACCTCGGAAATGCTTAACAGACTGGACAACCTCCGGGAATATATTCACCGATAACAAGACCGGCGTAGTTCGCGTATCGATGGAAATGTATGCCAAGGGGGATTTAATGCGTGTTGCGCTGAAGGAAGTCGCTGGCGCTTCCACCGAGGTTACAGTCACCGTCGCTGATGTTGGCGTATTCAACCAGGAACAGCTTGATGCTATGCGTAGATCCATAGAATCCGGATCTCCAGAGTGTCGGAAATAAGAAAATAGCTCGCTTCTGAGCCCCAAGGTTTTAAGCCGCCTATGGCGGTTTCTTCGTTTTTAGGCCTCACCTTAATCGGTGGGGCTTTTTTTATTGGTACGTGATGAGCCTAGAGCAAGCACTAAAAGAAGCCTATGCGTCGGCGCCACAGGATCGCGTCATCTTCGATACGCTGGAAATGCGGCATCCTAACTTTGTTGATGATGCTGGCCAGCCTACAGCCATTCGAGTGGTCATTGGTTACGAAAACATTACTGCACGGTTGGAAGGCGACGCGCCGTTAAATCCTGGCGCCTATGTCGATTTCATCGCGGGCGCTTTTCGCTTTGCACTGCCGGGTTTCGAAGAAGGCCAGGTGCCGAAGCTCAAGATTACGCTAGATGGCGTAAGCCAAGAGATAGTGACGCATTTGGAAGCGGCTATGGCAGACCCGGTGCCGATTGAGGTGACGTATCGGCCGTACGTGTCGACGGACCTGTCCATGCCGCAGATGGATCCGCCTATTCACATGGAGCTGGCTGGTGTGAACTTAACCGGTGTGCAAGCGACCGGAACTGCGACATTGAGCGATGTGCATAATTTTGGATTCCCAGCCATGAAGTACTTAGCAACTCGTTTCCCTGGGCTAGTCCGATGATGGATGCGCAAGACGTCAATCGCTATATCGGTACCCCTTGGCGTTTCGGCGCGCGCGGACCAGAGGAATACGACTGCTGGGGGCTGCTAAAAGCTGTTCGCGATACGTACTTTGGTGGCGGCATTCCTGATACACCGCTTGGCGATCCGGCGCGCGAGCTTTACACCGAAAAGTTGAGATCAGGTCAGTGGGAAATTGTCTCGCTGCCTGAGCACGGTGACGGCGTCTTGCTGCGCGATGAGGGTGAGCCTCATGTAGGAATTTACCTGAACTTTGATGGCGGCGGGATCTTGCACTCAATACGCGGCTCCGGCGTCATTTTCACTGAATTGCGCGAGCTCCGGTTAATGGGGTTTGCTAATCCAAGGTTTTATCGCATTCATGGCTAATGTACTTATTTGCAAGAACCCATTCCGGCCACAGTTGGAGCGGGAAACGATAGCCGTACGCGCCGGTACTCGCTTGGATACCATGTTGCGTAATCAGTCGCTGGTGTCTGGGCGCGCTTCTAGGTTGGCGAGAAACGAGGTGTTCGTCGTTCAGGTTAACGGGGATTACCTGTTGCAAAGCCAATGGGCCCGACGCATCAAGAACGAAGATACCGTGGTGGTGATGCTGTTGCCTGGCGGTGGCGGCGGCTCCAATCCGCTGCGCATGGTGCTGCAGGTCGCATTGATTGTGGCTGCTGTTTACACGGGCGGCTTAGTGGCAGCAGCGTGGGGAGCGACAGCCGGGGCACTGGCATCTGCGGGCGTTATGCTTGTTGGTGGCATTATCCTGAACGCCCTGATGCCTCCACCCAAGGCTAACGCCATGCAGGCGCGAGAACAGGCCAGTCCAACGTATACCATCGGTGCCCAAGGCAACACGGCGCGCTTGATGGAAGCCATTCCGGTTTTGTATGGTCGCCATCTCACCTATCCAGACTTCGCTAGCCAGCCTTACACTGAAATCGATAGTAATCAGGTGTACTTGTACCAGTTGTTTTGTATTAGCCAAGGTGAAGTCGACATAGAGCAAATCCGCATTGAAGACACGCCTATTGGCAACTTTGCGGAAGTCACATACCAGATTGTGAATCCGGGTGAGCGTGTAACGCTGTTTCCGGATAACGTGATCACATCCTCAGCCGTGCAGGGAATCGAACTCAAGGGTGTTAATGAAGCGGGTGGCGGGTATGTCGGGCCATTCGTGGCTAATACGTCCGGCTCAAAGGCGAATCAGATTGCCGTCGATATGGCATTCCCGCAGGGAATGTTCTACGCCAATGATGAAGGTGGCCTGGACTCGGTAACGATCACATTCACAATAGAGGCGCAGCCTATCGACAATGACGGTGTGCCGTCTGGTGTGTGGGTGACATTGGGGAATGAGACGTTTAGTGCGGCGACTGCCACGCCGCAAATGCGAACGTATCGGTATAACGTCGCCGAAGGGCGTTATCAAGTGCGTGCTCAGCGAACCAACGTGAAACAGTTGGACAGTCGATACGCCAATACGCTGCAGTGGGGTAGTATGCGCGCCTACCTTCCATCGCAGGCAAGCTATGGCAACGTCACGATGTTGGCGGTCGCTATGCGTGCGACAAACAACCTGAATCAATCAACAAGCCGACGCATCAACGTTATTGCCACGCGCAAGTTAAAGCGGTGGAACCCGGTTGACGGCTGGTCGACTGTCGCGACCGCTACGCGTAATCCAGCCTGGGCATTTGCCGATGTACTGAGCAATACCGAATACGGAAAGGGTATGCGCGACAGCCGGGTGAATCTACATGAGATCTACCGTTTGGCGAGTGTATGGGAGACTCGTGGCGATACGTTTGATGGCGTATTCGACACGACTGTGACGCTTTGGGAGGCGTTGACCCGTATTGCGCGCGTGGGGCGTGCCATGCCGATGTATTACGCTGGTGTGATTGATGTCGTTCGCAACGAGCCGCGCACCATCAAGAAAGCCATGTTCACGCCCATGAATATCGTGGCCGATACGTTCTCTATCGACTATAAGTTCGTGGAGCATGACAGCCCAGACCACATCATCGTAGAAATCGTGAACGAAGATACGTGGCAACCGGACGAGGTGAAGTGCGTTCTTCCCGGCGGCACCGAGAATAGGCCCTATCGACTTCAGTTGCCTGGGTGTGTGAATCGGGCGCAGGCATGGCGCGAAGGCATAAGTATGGCGGCCGCTAATCGGGATCAGCGTCGTTTCGTTGGGCTGACGACTGAACTTGAGGGGCATATCCCCAAGTACTCTGATCTAGTCGGCATTACGCATGACGTGCCAAAGTGGGGATTGTCTGGATTTGTGCGTGGTTATAACGCCACCACGCGAGTGCTCACGACTTCCGAGCCGCTGGAATGGTGGCCAAGCGAGAATCACTACATCGCCTTGCGTGCACGCGACGGGTCTGTTAACGGCCCTTATCGCGTAACGCGGGGTGCAGACGACTATTCGGCTGTGTTCACAGCGGCCCTGAGTGCCTATATTTCCACCGGCGATACAGAGGAGCCTACTTACTACCAATTCGGCCCTGGCGAACGACGCGCGCTTGATGCGCAGGTTCTGCAGGCGACGCCAGATGAGTCTGGCAAGGTAGCGCTGTCCTTCGTGAATTATGCGGATTCTGTGCATACTGCCGAGCATGGTGGGAATGTGCCGCCGCCGGCGCCGCCCTCGCTATTGCCGATGACACCAAACTCTCCCGTCGTGGACGAAGTCACGGTATACGCCACAGCAATAGCGGGTGAGCAAATGGCGTCCTGTACGCCTGCGCGCGGCGCCACGGTTTACGAGTTCCAGGCCAGTAACGACCTGGGCGCGACATGGACCGTGCTGGGTAGTTCGGTTGATCCGTCATTGCGAATCCGTCTTCCAGTTGGGCCTTGGTGGGTGCGTGCACGTGGCATCGGCGCCATGCCCGGTCCTTGGAAGATATGGCAGGGCTTGATATCCGCAACCATGTTGCCGCCGCCTATGTTGTCTCAGTTTTATGCTGAGCCGCAAATATTTGGCATTAAGCTTACTTGGGCATGGCCGTCTGCCATCAGCTTGCGCTCGATTGAAATTTATTATTCGGAGACCGATAATTTTAGCCAGGCCATACCACTTGGCCGCTTCGCGTTTCCGCATACCACGCACACATTGATGGGGCTTTCTGCGGGCAAGGTTTTTTACTTCTGGGCGCGCGTCCGGGATGTCGCTGATCAGCCGGGGCCGTGGTATCCAGGAGAGCATGGCGTTTACGGCCAGTCGTCTGCAGATGCGGAAGGCTACCTTGAGTACTTCAACGGCCTGATTGGCACTGATCAATTAGCACAGGGAGTAATCCAAGAGATAGCCGACTTGGCTGGTGAAGGTATCGCCGAAGGCATATTTAACGATATCTTTGGCCCATTAGCAGGGGAGGATGACGAGTTTGCTGGTGAAGATGTTATTTTCGCCGGCACCAAGACGGTCATCAGTAACGTTGCCGATGCCGACCTGGCGCTAAGTCAGCGCATCGATGCCCAGGTTGCCAAGATCAACAGCAATACCGCGGCGATACAAGTCGAGTCAACGACCAGGGCCACGCAAAACGAGGCCATGGCGCAGCAGGTTACGACGGTGGCGGCACAAACCGCGGCAAACCAGGCGGCTGTACAGCAAACCACGACGGCGCTGGCCAGCCTGGATGGTGCGCTGGAAGCTACCTATACGCTACGCGCCGAGGCGACGGTGGACGGCAAGATGTACGCCGCCGGCATGGGGCTGGGAGTTTATGCGCAGCCCGGGGAGGTTCCACAGTCCAGTTTCTATGTGCTGGCGGATCGGTTTGCATTGCTGAATCTGACCAACGGAATCGCGACAACACCTTTTGTGGTGCAAGGCGGTCAGACGTTCATTAGCCAGGCGCTGATCGGTACCGCATGGATCCAGACAGCCCACATAGCTGACGCTTCCATTATCAATGCAAAGATTGTCGACCTTGCGGTAACCAATGCGAAGATCGCCAACGCGGCAATTACCAGCGCAAAGATCGGCGATGCCCAGATCAAGACAGCGCATATTGATGATCTGTCTGTCAACACGCTCAAGATATCGAATAACGCAGTGACCGTTCACGGTTCGGCCAGTGCAGACGTAGCGCAGTATTTCGCTAACGGCGGACGGACGATAACTGTATCGATGAGCTTTGGCGCCACGGCGGATGTCACCATTCTGGTGACTGCCGTGGCAAAGGCGAACGTGAACATACGGCACGAAATAATCGTCGACGGCGGCGTTGTTTGGACGCAGGACACCGGCAATGGCGGGTGGTGGGGCAGCAGCCCTGATTTTCCCGGTATGTATTGGGCGATGAGGGTGACGGTCGGCGCAGGCGCGCATACGTTCCAGTTGCGTCAGACCGTTAATGCATACAACACTGGCGCCAAGTTCGTGCCGCCAATCACGATAGTTTGCTTGGGAGCAATGCGATGATCGTCAGCCTTTTTGATCATGCGGGTCGATTTGTGCAGGTGCTCGATGGCGACATTGATCTTGTCATTAAGCCGACCGTCCAAGCAACCGGCCTACGCTACGCCGAAGGGTCGCATGGCGATGGGCAGTATCTGGTGGCTGGCCAAGTTCTTGATCGCCCGCAGATGGGAGCCGAGCTCAACGGCAATGCCATCGTCGGCCTGCCGTTTGGCGCCACCATCATCATCAACAACACAGCCTATCAGTGTGACGACGATCACGCCGAGCTGGAGTTTGATCAGCCCGGCACGTACTCGATCCGCGTGATTGCCTGGCCGTACTTGAATAAGGAGCTTGTTTTTGAAAATCCAGCATAAAGAGCCGGCGCTCGCGCTGAGGGCCGCCGCTTACCCGCCGGTCACAGACCAACTGGACGCAATCTTTAAGTTAGCCGAGGCGTTGCGGGATCAGGGCATAAAGATGCCGAAAGAAGTCGACGACTGGGTAGACCAGTGCAGAAAAGTTAAAGAAACCTACAAGCCCCGATAAGGGGCTTTTTTTTTGGACGCGAGATATGACAAAGCAAGTCATAGATACAACCACACCTCAGCCTAACGGTAAGCAAGGCGAGCCGATACGCGCAGCGTTTGGGAAAACACAGAGCAATTTCGATGAGCTTTACGCGCGCACTGGCGGCAATGCCAGTTTACCGAGCGGCACTAGGGCGTTGCTTACATCGGATAAGCAAGCTAACCCGACTGATACAACGGCGGGTAAGTTACTCACAGTAGGGTCGTTTGGGCTAGGCGGTAGCGAAGTAAAAGTTATGGACCTCGGTGCTACTTTAGACTCTCTTCGTGGGCAGGGGACAGGCTGGTATAGGATGCAGTCCGCAGGAGGAAATCAGCCGCCCGATGCACCGTTTTTTAACTCTAACTGTCTCGTATTCCACGTAGAGATGTCAGCAAGCGTTTTTTACCAGGAAATATACTATCCAACTCGAAGGGTTTTTAGAAGGTTTGCCACTACTTGGGGTGCTTGGATCGAAATGGCAAATGCGGAAGGTAACGCCGCGCAAAGATTCAAAGCGGCGCCATCTGCTGCGTCCGACGACGTCGCAGTGCGTTCTCAGGTGCCGTGGTTAGGCCAGACAGAACAACAGATATCTGGCCGAGTGCAAGGTCAGATTTATGTAAATCCACACGGGAAAAAGATAGAGCTTTGTGTAACTGCTCAGGCAACAGGGGCTACGGCCCACATGATTATCGAAGTAAACGGAACAGTTCGCGGATTCACGTCGCCATCCGCATGGAACAGTTATTCGCAAGTAATTTCCTTAACCATTCCAATTCCTAAAGATGCTAATTACGCCCTTCGAGGCCTTGGATTAACAAGCATATCGTGGCTGGAGACTTACTAATGCAAAATTTCATTGACACAGCGACTGGTCAATCATGGGGATTTAGCGATCACGACGACGTTCAGCTTATCAACGGCGTATGGCAAGTATTTGACGTAAACGGTCAGCGCCTCATGAGCGTGCCGGAAACGCTTGTTCCTGGCGAACTGCCTCCGCCTGTCGAGCCGCCGCCATACATTCCGCAGTCTGTCACGCCCGCCCAAGGCCTGATGGCTTTGTACAAGCTCAAGAGCATCACCGAGGATGACATTCTCGCCGCCATCGGCACCATAGAAGATGCAACGCTGCGCTACCAAGCGCTAATCAGCTACAAGAAGGCGACGGTTTGGGAGCGTGTCAGCGAGACGATGGGCGTGGTCGCGCAGCTACTTGAGCTTACCGAGACTGACAAGGACGAGCTATTCACGCTCGGTGCGACCTACACCAACCTATAACCGGCCAAGCGCCGGTTTTTTAATCCCTGCCCGCCGCGCGCGGGCTTTTTTTACGTCTGAAGGAAACCAATGGAACCAACATCAAGCGCAGTATCGGCAGGGGTCGCGATGGGGGCCGTTGCATTTACGTCGCTATTGCCTGGCGTGAATGGCGACGCGCTGATTGGTGCTTTCGCGGGGGCTGTGGTGTTCGCGCTGCACGCAAAAGACATCGTCATTTCAAAGCGCCTTGTTTATATGGTCGTTTCATTCGCTATGGGCTATTTCGGCGCGCCAGAGGTGATGCGACTGACTGGGGTGCAAAGCTACACCTATGCTGCTTTCGGCGCTTCGGCGTCAGTCGTAACCGTCGCTCTCTGGGGAATTGATTGGATCAAGCGCGGCGGCCTGTCTAGTTTCCTTGGGAAACGGGAGGGGTAATCATGCTTGTGATGCTTATTGTTGTGATGGCTAACACGTTAACCGCAGGCCGGTTGATTTGCTTTCAACGGCACGGTGCGCGATATCGGTTTTCCATGTCGCTTCTGGCTTACTTATTGATCGTTTGCGCCGGCGGCCAGGTGATAGATGTGCTGGTTAATCACTCGCCAGCTTCTATATGGCAGGCTGGAATGTCGGTGGTGGTAGCGGCCCTAGTGCTGCGGTCGCGTGGGAACGTGGCTTGTATTGTAAGGATCGTATCGTGATTGAGTTCATCAAAAAACTATTGATGCTTCTGTCCGGCCTGCGTCCAGCGCCCGTCAAGAACAAGCCGGTGCTTGAGGTAGAGACAAAGCTTACGCCCTGGATAGGCCTGGACACGTTTATGGTTGCCACTGGACTGAGTGCGGCGCAAGCGCAGGAGTGGTATCCGCACGTGCGGGCTGCATGTATTGAGTTTTCCATCACAGCGCCGGTGCGGTTGGCTGCGTTCCTGGCTCAAATCGGGCATGAGTCCGGTGGATTTGTTCACACGCGTGAGCTATGGGGGCCTACGCCTGCGCAAAATCGCTATGAGGGTCGCAAGGATCTAGGCAACACGCAGCCGGGCGATGGGCCCAAGTTTCGCGGGCGCGGGCTGATCCAGATAACCGGGCGCGACAACTATCAAAAACTCAAGGACGCGCTTGGCGTGGATGTGATCAATAACCCCGCGCTGCTGGAGCAAAGGCCGCTTGCCGCGCGGTCTGCCGCGTGGTGGTGGGCCACGAACGGGTGCAATGAGATTGCCGATACGGGTGATTTTACCCGGCTGACGCGTCGCATTAATGGCGGCACAAACGGTCTGAATGACCGCTTGGACCGATGGGATAGGGCCAATGAGGCGTTGGCATGATCTTATTACAAGCGCTCTGGGCCAAAGTTTGGCCCTACTTCGCAGGCGCGGTCGGCATCATCGCTGGCCTTATTTATATCCGGCAGTCGGGCAAGGCGGCTGGCAAACAGGAAGCGGCAACGGAGGTGATGAAACGTGATCAGCAAGCAAAACGAGAGGCCGATGCCGTGGCCCGTGAGGTGGATCGGATGGACGACAGTGATCTGGCTGATGAGTTTGACCGGCTGCATGACACCCGTCGCCGGTAATTTCTGTGATGTATACAGGGTGGTCGATATGCCAGGCGAGCAAGCTAAGCGGCTGGGTCGCAAGTATCAAGAGCGGATTTTGTCGAATGAGGTTTATCAGCTCAGGACGTGCGGCTCAGGATAGTGGCAGCCGACACTACTGGCTTCGGCTTTGTTTTCCTTCCGTCCATTTCCTTATAAGTTGGTCGCCTAATTTTTTGGCGTCTTCTTGTAGACTCCGTTCGGTGGAGCGACCTATGATTATGGTCGACTCTTTTGTGGTTTCGTTCCTTGCTCTGTCAAAAAATCGGAGGCGTCCGCTCCATGAGCCTGGAGGGTTCTCTATGACATCGAATAGCTCGTATGTATATAAAGGTGCTGGGTAGTCGTCCAACTTCAAGGCTGCAAACAAAGCTTGCTTTAGCTCTGTGACCTTCTTGATATTGACGGCATCAGCGGCCGGGTCAACTGCCATTTGAATTAGCTCTTTGGGAGATTGCATTGCTGACATGGAGTGAGCCCCAAAATCATTAATCAACTTTTCAAGCTTTTCCTCATCCTCAGTGCTTATTAAGCCATCACCATATTTACCTTTTTCCATATACAGTTTTAAAAAGCGCGGTACTTCAGTAGTCCAATCCATCTCTTTCTCCAT